TAGTCTAGGAGCTTATCAAAAGTTTCAAGAGGTTTGCGCCACTTCAAATGATGAAGAGTTTATCTCTATGAAAATGATTGAGATTTTCTGTGGTATTGATTTAAAAGACGTAGTTAAAATTAAACTTAGTTCGGTAGCTGAAATGATTACACATTTTTCAAAGTTATTTGCTACTAAAAATGAATTTACACACAGATTTAAAATAGGCACTCAAGAGTTCGGATTCATTCCAAGTATTGAGGATATAAGCATGGGTGAGTACATTGATATTGTTAAGTACAGTTCAAGTTGGGAAGAGATGCACAAGGCAATGGCTGCAATGTATAGACCAATTGTAAAAACTAAGGGTAACGCTTACGAAATTCAGGAGTATTCAGGGACTGTAAACTATGCAGACGTAATGAAGTTTGCGCCTTGTGGTATTGCAATTGCAGCGAGTGTTTTTTTTTGGACTTTAGGAAACGAATTAATAAAGGCTATCCCACACTTTTTGGAGAAGAAGATGAGCAAGCAGATGAAAACGACTTTAGCGAATCAACTCAATTTAGTAAACGATGGGGATGGTATCAGTCAATTTATGCAATCGCTAAGGGAAACTTGGAGCGATTCGATGCAGTTACCGCACTTCCATTACACCAGTGCTTAACGTATTTAACATTTGAAAAACAAAAATTAGCCGTTGAGGTGGCACAAATAAAAAGACAAAACAGATGAGCGGATATTATACTTTAATAGATACTTTAAGAACATTGCTAATAGGTTCGCCTTTCGTAAATCAAGTTACTGAAGGGGATTTATACGATATAGATTTATCTAAACAAACTATATTTCCATTGAGTCATATAATGGTAAACAATGTTTCTATATTGCCAAATGTTTTAAAAGCTAACATTACTATAATTGCTATGGATATTGTAGATATTTCAAAGAGTGAGCCTACAAGTTTATTTATAGACAACACAAATAGACAAGACGTTTTAAACACTCAACTTATCATGCTATCTCGAATAGTTGCACAGTTGACGAACGGGGAAACCTTTGAGGACAATTACCAATTAGAGGGCGAGCCAAGCTGTGAACCTTTTACTGATAGATTTGAAAACTTGCTAGCGGGTTGGACAATGACTTTTGAAGTATTAATTCCTAACGAGATGAGTTCATGTTAGATAAATCTGAAGTTCAAAAACAATTAGATAAGTTTAAAGCTTATGTGATTAGTGAAAGCCGTAAAAACTTAACTAGACTAAAAAAGAATAGCAGTAAGAAGCTATATAACTCTTTGAGGGGTGAAGCTAAGGCAATGCGTATGGACTTCTTTATGGAGGATTATGGACACTTTCAAGATAAAGGTGTTAATGGAGTTGGTCCTGCAGGAAAAGATAAAAACGGTAATTTAAAAACAGTAGTAAAAGACGGTAAATATAATTTTGGGACGGGTTCAGGTCCTGCGGGAGGATTAAGAAGAGGGTTAGATAAGTGGATGGTTAGAAGAGGAATTGCACCCCGAAATGAAAAGGGTAAATTTATTTCTAGGCAAAATTTAAAATTCTTAATTGCTAGGTCAATATTTAGGCACGGTATTAAACCGAGTTTATTCTTCACTAAACCTTTTGAAGCTGCTTATAAAAAACTACCATCCGATTTAGTAGATAAGTTTGGATTAGATGCTTTAGAATTATTTGATATGACAATACAACAACCTAAGATATGAGTAACAGAATATTTGCACGAAGCCCTTACATTATTACAGTAAACGAAACGGGACAAACAAGTAGTAAGATAGAAGTATTTTTATGGAATGGTACGGGGTCTGCACCTGGTTCCCCAACTTACACACTAAGTAAAGCTATACCTAGCGTTTCTGCACCCTCTACTTATTACGATGTTTCACCTTATATTCGTGAATACATTAATTTCAATTTAAGACCTGTAAATTATAACGGTACAGGTACTGCTTTAGGGTCAACTGCTTACTGTAATGTAACTATTAAACGGTACAAAAATACGGGAACTTATTTAGATACTACGACTTACTATGCATTTGATGGGTATACTGAATATTCAGAGGGTTACAACTACGATAGAGGGCAATACTTACTAGATGAAGGCACTTATTATTACCACTACGATAGTGATTTAACATACATTAATACTAAGGCAGGGGATTTAACATTAGAAGTTACTGCAGGACAAAAAGCGGTTTATACTGATTTAGTTAATGGGGCGGTTAATACGGCTACATTTGTTTCAAGTGGGATGAAAACGTCTTTTAGAGTTTACCCTACATATTGGGCGCATGGTAATAAGTTAGAGATAAAAACAAGTGCTGATGCCGTGTTAAGAACATATACTTTTATGCCTAGAGAAGAGTGTAAATATCAAGCGTTACCAATTGACTTTGTAAATAAATACGGAGCGTGGCAGCGTGAGTTTTTATTCAAGGCGTCAAATGATACTTTTAATATGACGAATCAGGAGTTTAATCTTATGAACAGTTCAATAACATCTTTTAAACCATTTGAAGGACAAAAGAAAACTTTTAATACTAATGGTAGGGATTCAATTAAATGTAATACGGGGTGGGTTGCTGAGTCGTTTAAAGAAACTATCAAAGAGATTATGTTAAGCGAAAAAATAATACTTAACGATTTACCCGTAACGATTAAGACTAAGCAAACTGAATTATTCAAGTCTATAAATACAAAAAATATTAATTATTCTTTAGAGTTCGATTATTCATTTGATACTATCATGTCTATTATATGAAAAGATTTGTACAGATATATATTGAGGGAGTTCCTGACAGTAACGATTATAGTAAGATTGAATTATTTGACGAACAAGCTATTGACTTGTCTATGTCGGTGCAGAATATTGCTGATATATCAAAGACGTTCACAGATTTCACAAAATCTTTTACCGTTCCTGCTTCACCAATAAACAACGCTATATTTAAACACTTTTACAATAGTGATGTAGATACAACTTTACAGCATGGAGTTAAAAGAAACGCTTATATTGAAATAGAACAAACCCCGTTTAGAAGTGGAAGGATTCAAATAGAGGATTCAAGCGTAGTGAACGGAAAAGTGTCAAGCTATACGATTACATTCTATGGCAATTTAACGAGCTTAAAAGATATGTTTGGCGTCTTAAAATTAAAAGATTTAGACTATTCAGATTTTACAAGTCCGTTTACAGGTGACGAGGTTAAGGATAGGATTTCCTTAGACGCTACTGATTACGATATTCGTTACCCTTTGATAAGTTCAAAGAGATTATGGAGTTATGGAGATTCAACGGCAACTGATATTAATACTACGGGCGGTCATATTCTGTATAGTGAGTTATTCCCTGCTATAAAAGTAATACGAATATTTGATGCTATCGAGTCAATGTTTGGTGTTAATTTTAGCGGTATATTTTTAGGCAATAAGAAGTTTACAAATTGCTTTTTATATTGTAAGAATAAAGATGTGAATGATAGTTTTAATCAGTCGCAGATAATGGATATTAGTAGTGCTTCAGCTAATTTAAATTTGTTTACCACAACTTTTACAGGTCATAGCCCCATTACACCTGATTATACTACTAATATAATAAACTTACAATACTTAGATGTATATGGTTGGTACACTACGGGAGCTTGGAATATTTCGGTAAAAATGTTTAACGTTTCTAATTTATCAGCTAACTATTATTTTGATGTTTATGTAGATGGTGTATTAGTTCATACGAGTAGTGGTATAGGTACAGATGTTGAATATTTAGTTTGGTCTTTTGATAATGACACAAGTTTAAATAGTGATATTTATATAGTTATTCGTGCTGATGCTGGTATTACTTTTGATTCGTATATAAAATTTCAAGCTGATTTAATTTACTATGATGATAGTGCTGGTACGGGTGCGCCTATACCTACACCTATCTTAATAAATTATTATCTTTATTGCACCACGCAAACACTTTCGGCTAATACGGATATTAATAGCATAATGCCTGATATGACTATTGCAGACTTCTTTAGCGGTGTGTTAAAAGAATTTAATTTAACGTGCTATGCTTTAGCCTTAGACACCTTTCAAATAGAACCTTTGGAGGATTGGTACAACAAAGGTAAAGTTCATGATATAACAACTTATACAACTACTGAAAGCATAATAATAGAACGTATTAAATTATTCAAAACTATATCTTTTACGCACGCGGATTCTGAAAGCTTCTTAAATAAAAAATATTTTGAGCTAAATTCTTTAAAGTATGGAGATGTGAAAACTGCTACCACTTTTGATGGTGCAGATTTTGCTATAACCGTACCTTTCGAGAATCTAATAATGCAGAAATTCACGGGTACGGATTTGCAAGTCGGTTATTGCTTAACAAAAGAGCCTGATTATAAACCTTACATACCTAAGCCTATTTTACTTTATATGTATGATAAGCAGAATTGTAGTTTTAAGTTTAACAACGGGGTTACTACAACAACGGTTTCAACTTATATGCCATTCGGTCAAGATATGAAATTATCAGGGGTTAATTATTCTTTGAACTTTGGAAATGATAATTCTAGTTTACTATTAGAGCCTATTGAAAATTCACTTTACAAAGTATATTACGAGCCTTACTTATTAAACTTATTCAACAACAAAAATAGGTTAACGAAAGTTAAATGCGTGTTTCCTTTATCATTAATTACTAAGCTTAAACTAAATGACCGTTTAATAATACGAGATAAGCGTTATATAATTAACGAGATTAAAAGTGATATTACAAAGGGCATAGTTGACTTAGTATTATTAAACGATTTTAGAAGTATAAGAAGTAAAACGTGGAGCGGTGGAAAACCTTTTAAAACAGATTATTTAGGAGGGGATATTCATATAGGGGTATTAATGAAAGGCGGTACAAAAAGCTGTGTATTAAGTTCAACAACTGCAGGAGTTACATTTTCAGAATCTACAATATATACTGATACCGAAGTTACTGTAACTATTCCTACAGTTACTGCTAACTACTTTACTTTAATAGGTGAAGATAATAGTAAATTAATTGATGAAACACACGTTAATCTAAGGTCGGAATTAGGGGATAGTCAACTAATATCAATCGACTTACTTTACACGAATGATGACGATACAACAGAAAGTTTATCCATTCCTATAATACAAACACAATGATACAGAAAATAATAGAACTACTAGCAATTGATGAATTTTACGGACAAAGTGAATTGATTGATATTGCAAAAGGAAAGTATAAGATACAGAATACTGTAATAGGAATGTATAAACAAAAGAAACGAATTAAAGCTTTAAAAGATGGCAGAAAGTAAAGTGATTGACTTAGAAGTAAAAACTAATCTAGGAAGTCTTAAAGCACAATTAAGAGAAGCACAAGCGGAAGTTGCTAAGATGGCAGAGAAGTTTGGTGATACTTCCGTAGAAGCTGCTAACGCTGCAAAGGCTGCCGCTATTCTTAAAGATAAAATTGGAGATGCTAAGGCATTAACTGATGCCTTTAACCCTGATGCAAAATTTTCTGCTTTATCTAATTCTATTGGAGGGGTTTTAAATGGATTCCAAGCCTATGAGGGTGCAATGGGTTTAATAGGTGTAGAGTCTAAAGATTTACAAGCTACACTTCTTAAGGTTCAAAGCGCTATGGCTTTGTCTCAAGGTATTCAAGGAGCCTTAGAAGCTAAGGATTCATTTATTCAATTAGGTGCTGTTGTTAAAAATGCCTTTGCAGGTATGACAAACGCTAGTAAAGCTTTTCTAGTAAGTGGTATAGGATTAGTAATTGCAGGTATTGGGTTACTTGTTTCAAATTGGGATTCAGTGTCTAAGGCTTTAGGTTCTGCGACGGCTGCCCAAAGATTGAATAGTCAAGTTCAACAAGAAGCTGCAAACTCAATAAGAAAAGAAGTAAGTGCTGCTAATAGTTTAAGTAACTCTTTAAAAGATGAGACTTTAAATAGAGAGGAAAAGTTAAGATTAATAAAAGCATTTCAAGCAGACTATCCTGGATTATTAGCTAATATAAATACTGAGAAAGATTCTATAACTAGTATTAATAAACAGTTAGGGGACAATATAAAACTTTTGCAATTACAAGCAGAAGCAAAAGCTTTAGCGACTATAAGGGAAGAGACTTATACCAAAAAAGCACAATTACAATTACAATTACAGACGGAAACACTTGAATATGCAAACCAGTTTACACTTAATTTAGGTGAAAGCGCGCAAAATGGCATGATAGGTTATTCATCCGCAGCAGAAAACGCAGCAAATTCTACAAAAAAATTAACTGATTTTCAAAATAGTTCTACACAATCACTAGATAAACAGATTAGTTCTATTGACGAATCCGAGAAAGCTATAAACAAAAAGATTGAAGCATTAAAGAAGGCAGGTGCAGCAACAGGAGATTTAAGCCAAGCGGAAAAGAATGCAAATGCGGATGCAGAAGCAGCTCAACAAAAGGCAGACGCAGCGGTAGAAGCAGCTAAACAGAAAGCAGAAGCGGCGGCACAAGCTAGAAGAGATAAGGTAAAATCTGATTTAGAACAATTGGCAAAGTTTCAAGCTGATGCAGCTAAGGCAAATGCAGACGCTAGTAAAACCGAGCAACAAATTGAACTTGACAATGTAGATTTAAAGTATAAGGAACAAATAGCACTTGCTATAAAATATAAAAAAGATTATACAGCAATAGTTGAAGCGCAGGAAAATGAGAAATATTTAATTAAAAGAAAATATAGCCAAAAACAAGATGAAGAGTTTGCTGCTGAAACTGCCGCATTAAAAAAACAAGAGGATGAGAAAAACGCTATTGAGTTAGCAGGGATTGAAGCAAGAAGTGCAGCACAAAGAGAACAAAGCGCAAAAGAAAAAGAACTTAGAGATAAAAAAAACGCAGATGAATTGGCGGCGGCTAAAACTTTAGCATCTCAAAAACTACAAGCTTTTCAAGATGGACTTACAACAATAGCAAATTTAGCTGAATTGTTTGCAGGTAAAAATAGAAAACAACAAAAGATAGCTTTTGATATACAGAAAGCGGCTAACATAGCAAACGCAACTATTGACACTTATAAAGCGGCACAAGCAGCTTATGCTTCTTTGTCGGGAGTCCCTGTAATTGGTCCCGTATTGGGAGCGGCAGCAGCAGGGGTTGCTGTTAGTGCAGGTTTATTAAATGTTAAAAGAATAGCTACTACTAATTTTGATGGTGGCGGTTCTGGAGCAGCTTCAGGAGTTATAAGTGGCGGCGGTGGCGGCGGTGGTGGTTCTACCCCTGCTGCTCCACAAAGCGCGCCCAACTTTAACTTAGTAGGTGCAACGGGATTAAACCAATTAGATATGCTAGGCAAACCAATACAAGCATTTGTAGTTGGTGGTGAGGTTACAACTTATCAGGAGTTAGAACGCAATAGGTTACGAAATGCAACTTTATAAATTATATAGATATGGAAAAGAGACAATGTATAGAAATGATTATTAACGATGAGATGTTAGATGGTGTGTTTGCTATTTCGCTTGTTGATAAACCTGCAATAGAAGAAAACTTTATTAAACTTTCATCTGAGAAAATACAACTTAAAGTAGTAGATGAGGAACGTAGAATAGTTGTAGGGTTTGCCTTAGTTCCTGAAAAGAAAATATTAAGACGTGCTGAAGATGGAACGGAATACGATATAAAATTCAGTAAAGAAACGGTACAATTGACTGCAGAATTATTCATGAAAAACCAAAAAGGTAATGAGTTCACTTTGGAACATGAAGACAATACCGATGGAGTAAACATAATTGAAAGCTGGATAGTTGAAGACGCTAAAAACGATAAATCTAATATCTATAATTTAGGTGCTAAGGGTGGTGAGTGGTGTTTAATGTCTAAGATTGACAATCAGAAAGTATGGGATGAGATTAAGTTAGGAACTTACAACGGTTATTCTATTGAAGGTAAATTCTTTTCTAGTAAAGAAGCTTTAAAAGAAGTTGAAATAGTTGATGAAGACCTAGAAGCGTTAAAGAAATTCCTAAAAACTTTGTAATATGGCTACGATATTAAATACGGCTTATAACGTACGAACTGACATACTAGAATCTGAAAGTAATATTTCAGTAGAGAATGGAACTTTACACGTATATAACGATAAGCTAAAAGTACATTTACAAAATACGATTAAAGAAATAGTGACTACTGATAGTTCAACTTCTATTGCTAAGAATGGTTCATTTTTAGACCTAACTACTCAAACAGTAACTTCGGGAGCAATTGCAGCGGTTAAGTTAGGTACTACAATCTTTTCAAACGGGGTCTCTGTAAGTAATAATTCTCGAATAAATGTAGATTATGCAGGTATATACAATTTACAGTTTTCCATGCAATTAAGACGTACTAGTGGAGGAGGGGCTAAGCAGGTCATTATATGGCTACGGGTTAATGGTGTTGATGTTCCTAACTCTGCCACACACGTAACCTTTCAATCTAGTTCTGATTACTTAGTGCCTGCATGGAATTTCTTTATAGATATGACGGCAGGGCAATATGTGGAATTAATGTGGACTCAAGACGATGCAATTATATTGACTTTTGAAGCTGCTAATACTATCATTCCTTACCCTGCCGTTCCAAGTGTAATATTAACAATGAATAAAATAAACTAATATGAAAACAGTAAAAGTAAGCCCTACGGGTGGTAAAAGAGGGTGCGCGTGTCCTGATGGAACGTACTCTAAAAAGTGTTGTGATGGTTCATTACAAGCACAAGGAATTGGATCACTAGAAAGTCAATCTACATCTACAGTAGTAGTTAATAATTCAGGTACAACAACGACCACTCAAAGAGGGTGAAAAGGTTACAATAATAAATTAATAAAGTTTATAGTTATGAGGGATAACATTTTAAAAGACGTGTACGAAAATGACAAAATAGAGCTAAGTTCTATTGAGGTTAATTTGGCTTTTGAATTTAAAAAGTTTGAAGAAGTAGATAAAAAAATAGATTCAATTTATAATCCTTTTTTAGAAGCATTAAATAAAATATACCCTTTACAAAAATTAGCTAATGATTTGGGTAAAAAATCTTCAACAGAATTATTTAATTTATCTTCAGACTTAGAAGCTCAAAAACAATTATTTATTAAAAAGGTTAATGATTTGGGAATAGATATTAGTAAATTATCTCAACCTAATGATTACCAAAAAAGAATAAATAGAGCTGTTGAATTATCTAATTACGTTAAAAAAGAATTATCAAAAATAAATATATAATACAACTATGAATATAAAAGAAGCAATTAACACAATTAAAACTTACCTAAATATGGAAGTTAAATTAGCAAAAATGATGCTTGTAGACGGGGTTACCGTTTTAGAAGCGAATGAATTTGTAGCAGGTCAAGAGGTTTATATCGTTTCTGATGAAGAAAAAATTCCTTTACCAGTTGGAGAATACGAACTTGAAGATGGAAAAATCTTAGTAGTTTCTGAAGATGGTATTATAGGAGATATTAAAGATGCTGCTATGGAAGAAGAGGAAGCGGTTGAGCCTGAAACAGAAGTTGAAGCTACGGTTGAAACAGTAGAAGCTACTCCTAAGAAAATTATTAAATCTGTAAGTGAAGAACATCATTTTGCTGAATTGGCAAAACTACAGTCAGAAATTGATGCACTTAAACTTGCTGCGGTTGAAGTAATAGAAACAGTTGAAGAGGTTGAACTAGCGAAAGCAATCGTTTACAATCCTGAAAACAGAAATGAAGTTAACTATGTTGACTTAACACCTAACGCGCCAAAGGGAATGCGTGATAGAATTTTAGAAGAAATATACAATAATAAATAAAAAAAAAGATGGCTACAACAGCAACAATTACGACTACATATGCTGGTCAAGATTCAAAAATGTGGGTAAAAGCTGCTCTATTGAGCGGTAACACATTATCAAATGGGGGTATGACTATTATGCCTAACATCGCGTACAAAACTACGCTACACAAACTTGCAACTGATGGTCTTTTAAAAGATGCAACTTGCGACTTTACTGCAACGTCAACTGTAACTATTACAGAAAGACAATTAACGTTGGAGCCTTTCCAAGTTAATTTACAACTTTGTAAAAAAGATTTTTTATCTTCATGGGGAAGTGAGGAAATGGGATTTTCTGCTCACAAAGTTATGGCTAAATCTTTCCAAGATTACCTATTAGCTTACGTAACAGAAAAAGTTGCTGCTTCAGTTGAAACTGCTATTTGGGTAGGTGCAAACGCTACTTCAGGACAAATTGATGGTATTTCTACTTTGCTTGCTGCTGATGCTGCTTTACCTTCTGCTAATGAGGTTGCTGGAACTACTGTAACTTCTGTAAATGCTATTGCTGAATTAGGTAAAATTGTAGATGCTATACCTGCTGCATTGTACGGTAAAGAAGATTTAAAAATCTATGTTTCTCAAAACATTGCTAAGGCTTATGTTAGAGCGTTAGGTGGTTTTGTTGCTGCTGGCGTTGGTGCTAATGGTACTGAAAACAAAGGTACACAATGGTATAATAACGGTGAGCTTTCTTTTGATGGTATTCCATTATTCGTAGCAAACGGATTAGCTGCTAATACTGCTATTGCTGCTCAAACTTCTAACTTGTTTTTCGGTTGCGGATTGCTTGCAGACACTAACCTTGTGAAAGTTTTGGATATGGCAGACTTAGATGGTTCTGATAATGTAAGATTGATTTTAAGAGCTTCTTACGCGGTTAACTATCATTCAGTTTCTGACATCGTAACTTACGGAATCACGAACGCTGCGAATTAATTAAATTAAATTATAAACTTAAAAGGGTGGTGCAATATACGCCACCCTTTTTTAATACTTAAATATTATGGCTTGTGATATAGCAAACGGAAGAGCGGAAGCTTGCAAAGATTCAGTAAGTGGTCTATTGGCTGTTTACCTAATCAATTACGGAATAACAGCTGCGGAGGTAACTTATGATGTAACAAACACGGATTTAATAACTGCAATTGCTGGTGCAACTGTGTTATATAAATTTGAGTTGAAAGGTGAAAATTCTTTTGACCAAGATATTAAAACGGATAGAAATACGGGAACAACGTACTTTGAACAAAAATTAAATATCAAGTTGAAAAAACAAGATATTGCTACTACTAAAATGGTTAAGATTTTATCTTATGGTAGACCTCAAATTGTAGTTCACACACGTTCTAATCAATTCTTTTTGATGGGTTTAGAGCAAGGTGCTGATGTGGTTTCAGGGACTATTGGTTCAGGTGCAAAATTAGGTGATTTTTCAGGATATTCTTTAAGCTTTATGGCTGAAGAGGAAGTTCCTGCTAACTTCTTAAATTGTGCAACTGAAGCGCAATTATTAACTGTATTTCCTGCAGGTTCTATTGTAACTTCATAGTAAATTAATAACTAATATTAAGAGCGTACATTTGATGTACGCTTTTTTTTGGTTACAAAAGTAGTATATTTTAGTTTATAGATATGATACTATTAAACGAAGGTAGCGCAAATCAAACGATTAAATTTATTCCACGTTCGAATACTTATAATACTTTGATAGTTACCAATGAAAGTACGAATGTGAGTACAAATAAAACTATTATTTCAAGTTTAGTAGGTGATTACTATAATGAAATTGTAGCGGTTTTTAATCTTACTAAAGATACGTTTTACACACTTACTATAAAAAACAATAGTGATATAGTATTTAAAGATAAGATTTTTATAAGCAATCAAAATAGTGAAACTTATTCACCTAATCAAAACGTATATACTAGCCACGTTTCTACAAATGACTTTATAATATATGAATAAAATAGAAAATAAACGCCCTAATGTACACGTGTTAAGTTTAGCTTCTTACGTTGCGCCCGAACTAACCGAAAGTAAAGACGGTGATTACGTACAATATGGGGACAAAAATAGTTACTATAAATTTTTGATTGATAGGTACACTAATTCGGCTACAAATAACGCGGTTATAAACGGAGTGAGTAGATTGATTTATGGTAAAGGATTGACTGCCTTAGATGCTGCTAGCAAGCCAAATGATTACGCTTCATTTATTACTATGTTTAAAAGTGAAGACGTACGTAAATTAGTTATTGATTTAAAGATGTTAGGTCAATGCGCTATGCAAGTTTTATACTCTAAAGACCATAAAAAAGTTATTTCAGTACAACATATTAGTGTTCATCTATTATGCCCTGAAAAGTGTAATAAAGAAGGTAAAATTGCTAACTATTACTATTCTGATAATTGGGACAATGTAAAGGAGTACGCTCCGATGAAAGTTCCTGCATTTAATACGTCTACTTCTGATACCGAAATACTATTTGTAAAACCTTACAGCGTAGGGATGAAATACTTTAGCGGTGTAGATTATCAGGGTGGTTTGCCTTATGCAACTTTGGAGGAGGAAATAGCACAATACTTAATTACAGAAACTCAAAACAGTTTTAGCGGTACTAAGATAGTAAATGTTAACGGTGGCAGATATACTGATGAGCAACAGGACGATATTAGTAATAAGATAAAATCTAGTTTAACGGGGTCGAAAGGTCAAAAGGTAATAGTTGCATTTAATGAGAATCAAGAGTTAGCTACAACGGTTGTAGATATTCCTTTGAACGATGCTCCAAAACATTACGAATATTTATCTACGGAATCAAGAGATAAGATTCTAACAGCTCACAATATTACAAGCCCTTTGATGTTTGGTATTATTACGGGTACGGGTTTTAGTTCCAACGCTGATGAGTTAGCTACGTCAATGACTGCTTTTGATAACACAATAGTGCGTTCATTTCAAGACTTGCTTATAGATGCTTTTGATAGTATTTTAGCTTTTAATAACATAACTTTAAAGTTACATTTTAAGACGTTAAACCCATTTGAAAAACCTATTGACGCTGCGCCACAAGTTGCTGCTAGTTTAAGCTCACAAAAAAGCGCTTTACAAGTCATTTTAGATGAGTGTGAAGATGCAGAACAAAATGATTGGATTATTGTAGATAGTAGAGATGTTGAATTAGATGATGAGGATGTATTAAATAATCACATAGATTCATTAAACGCAGAACTACACGAAAAACTAAACAAACAAACTGTATTAAGTAAGTTAGTTAACTTAGTTAAAACGGGAGTAGCTAGACCTACTGCAATATCTAAACAAGATAAAGTAGTTAAAGAGCGTTATTTCAAAGTTAGGTATAAATACGTAGGTAATAAATCCCCCGAACGCGAATTTTGTAAAGCAATGATGAGCGCAAATAAGTTATACAGAAAAGAAGATTTAGATAAAATGGAATTTGAACCCGTTAATCCTGGCTTTGGTGAGGGTGGTACTAACACCTATTCGGTCTTAAAATATAAGGGGGGACCTCGATGCCATCATAAATTTGAACGCGTTACAATGATGTACGACTTTAATAATGACAAAGCAGGATTACAAGAGATAGGAACTAGAGCAGCAGAGATTAGAGGTTTCAAAGTTACTAATCCTTTTGAGGTTTCTATATATCCAAATAACTTACCATTGAAAGGATTTTCTCCTAATAATAAAAACTTACCTTCAGACGTTTAAATCATGGCAGAAGCATTATTAATAAGTAGAGCAGACATTGTAAAACATACAGCTATGAATGGAAACATTGATACTGATAAGTTTATACAGTTTATTAAGATAGCCCAAGATATACATATTCAAGGGTACACTGGTACTAATTTATTAAACAAACTAAAAGCTGATATTGTAGCGAGTACTTTAGCAGGGAACTACATAACCCTAGTGAACACATATTTGAAACCTATGTTAATTCACTGGGCGATGGTAGAGTATTTACCATTTGCAGCTTACATGATTGCGAACGGAGGTATATATAAAAAGGGTGCAGAAAATAGCGAGGTAGCTAGTAAGTCTGAAGTAGATTTTTTGATTGAAAAAGAAAGAAGTATAGCAGAAAGTTATAGTTCTAGATTTGATAGTTACATGACTTATAATCAAGCTTTGTTTCCTGAATATACAAATAATTCAAGTGACGATATTTACCCAAAACATAGCACAAATCTAGGAGGATGGAAACTATAAAGAAAACATACGAGCCTAAACAAGAGAATTTAGTTAAGCTAAAAGCATATATTAAAGTAATAAACAAAAAAGATGGCAGACAAAAAACTAAGTAGTTATACAGCGAAAACCACGCAGCCTGCAATATTAGATTTATTGCCCATATTAGAGTGGAACGGTGCAACGTATGACAATAAAACTATTACTGGTACACTTGTTTACACTCCTAGAAAACAAAGTGTAGCTAGTAGCGCAACGGTTACCCCTACTTTTTTAAATGATATTGTAGAAATAACAGCACAAGCAGCTAACTTAACTATTGCTAATCCAACAGGTACAGCAGTTGACAATATGCCTATGCTTATACGTATTAAAGACAACGGTACAGCGCGTACAATTGGATTTGGTACACAATATAGAGCAATAGGAGTAACACTACCTACAACAACTGTAATAAGCAAAACTTTATATATTGGATTAGTGTACAATGCAAACGATACAAAGTGGGATGTTTTAGGAATCAATCAAGAAGTTTAATTAATAAAAAATAAATAAGATGAGTTTACCAAATTTAGATAAGTTAGTAGCGAGCAAAGGGGTGTTTATAGTAAATGATACAACTGAAAAAACAACAGCATTTGCAGGTATTTTAGTATTAGAAGACACAGTGTTTAACACTTTAAAAGTTAGTGGTTCTGATGCTAAGGCTAGTTATATTTCAACTGCTGCAACAGCTATCAAAGCAGGCGCGTTTATAACGGGTCAAGGGGTTAACTTTTCAGGGGTTAAGTTAACAAGTGGTTCAGTAGCTTTAGTTTTAGCATAATGTTTGGGTTCGGTTATACGG